GATATGACTCAAGAGATGCGTCAGTTTGTTGTCTTTGCAATTGATAATGAAATTAAAAAGTTAATTCAAAAGATTACAGAACTTAGAGTTGAAAGTACTAGCGAGTATCTTGATGGTGTTAATGACGGCTTAGCCCTAGCAGTTAAAGCATTGCATAGGGACAAGAGTACGTCTTAAGTGTGGACCTACGCACTTAGTGCGATTGAAGAAGCAACTGCTGTTGAGGTAGGTTATCAACGACAGAAGCCATATTTTGGTGACCCAACTAAGAACATCAACTACTCAGAGGGTGACCTATGGGAGATGTGGCAACACGTTGTATGCGCTGGCTCTGAGTTAGCCTTTGCTCGTATGGTGGGCAAGCAGGATTTTGTACCACACTTTAACAAGTGGAAGTCTGAGTTAGATATTCCAGGACTTGGTGAGGTTCGATACTCATTTCCACCTATCAAAGGTCTTCGCTATACAACACGAGATGATGACAACTTAATCTATATACTTACAACTGGTGGGCTATGCAATAAAGAAAGACGCAAGGCACCTGATTGGAAGGGACCAGACTATGTAGCAGTTGGTTGGTTGTATGGCAGGGATTGCAAGAAAGATGAATGGAAGTACAACGACAAAACTTGGTATGTTCCGCTAGAATATCTTAACCGAATGGAGACATTACCGAATGGCATCACAGAGTAGGAAGCATCGTGGATACAGGTCGCAAAAAGTCTTGGCTAACTACCTTGCTGACAACGGATTCCCATTTGCGGAATCTACAGGTGCTGGTCGTAGTGGTAGCGATATCACTGGCTGTGTGGGTATAGACTTTGAAGTAAAAGCACGCACTGGATTTAATCCCGCTGCTGCAATAGCACAGTTAAAAGATAGAGCCAAGGGTGACCTCGGTGTTGTTGTCTTAAGACTGAATGGACAGGGTGAGAAGTCAATAGGTGATTGGGTTTCGTTAATGAGAACAGAAGATTTAGTGTGGCTACTACGGGAAGCAGGGTATGGTGATAAAAATTGACAACGACCTGCCCTCCATCAAAGCAATCCTTGAACACTACGGGGCAACCATACGCAGTACTCACGGACAAGTTAATCTTAGGTGTCCCTTTCACGGTGACTCACACCAAAGTGGTACGGCGAACCTTGATAAGAACATCTTCATCTGCTTCGCTTGTGGTGTCCAGGGAAATAGTATTCAAATCATCGTGCGTCAAGAGGGGCTGAACTTCAATGAAGCAAAACGTTTTGCAGAAGGAATTACTGGGCAAGTCAGCACAGAAGTACGCGGAAAGTATTCATCTGGCAGAAGATTACCTAGCAAGCAGGGGAATACCTCTGGAGGTAGCACGGTTGGTTCAATTAGGCGTAGTCGCGGAACCTGATACAGGTCACGAGCAATACACTGGACGCTTATCAATCCCTTACATCACTAAGACTGGTGTTGTTGACCTAAGATTTAGAAGTCTTAACCCTGCAGTTGAACCAAAGTATATGGGTATGGTGGGAGCAGAGACTCGTATGTATAACGTGCTTGATGTGCAACGTGCAGGTGATTGGATAGGTGTATGTGAAGGCGAACTAGATACCCTCACTATGTCTAGGTGTGTTGGCTTCCCTTGTGTCGGTGTACCAGGGGCTAACAGTTGGAAGAAACATTACACACGATTGCTCGCTGACTTTGAAAGAGTCTTTGTCTTTGCTGACGGAGATGCACCTGGGCGTGAGTTTGCAAACTCTCTTGCCCGTGAACTACCAGTAACTGTGGTTGGATTCGGTGATGGAGCAGACGTTAACTCAGTCTTTGTATCTCACGGCAAGGATTACATACTGGAAAAGATAGGCATCCAGTGAGTGATGAGATAGACCCACATAATTATTGCCACGATTGTCATCTACAATTTGAGGATTCATTTCAATTAGTGGACCATTACTTTGAAGAGGGTGAAGAGTTCGACCCGTACTACATACTACCCAACGGATATAAACTTCTGCTAGGGTCACTGCTAAGGTTTATGTTTAACCACGCTGATGACCCCAACCAGATAAAACTTATAACACAGTCCACCTATGTTACACTGTTCGCTAGTGAGAATGGTTACGACCTAGTAGATGAACTTGTTGAGGATATGGTAGTCAAGTCAGCACTCGTAGACTTCGACCAAAACTTAGCACGACTATTAGAAACGGATACCAATGACGACGAAGGCGGAGCGTGAAGAGATATGGCAGATTATAAATCATCTAGTGAACCAAGGTCTGAAGGTATCAACATACTCCAAGGAAGGTTCCTTCCTGATAGTCAGCCTAAAGATTCCTCTATTGCACGCCAACTCCACCTCGAAGTAAATCTTTCTAACTTAAGTCAGGAACTTTCTAACTTACTACTGAGTAAGCACAAGGATTATGGTCCAAAGAATATATCTCTAGCCCCTGGCGGTGCCATCAATGGGTTGCGTGTGCGTATGCACGATAAGTTAGCACGCATCAACAACTTAGTTGATAGTGGTGCATCACCTGAACACGAGTCACTTGAAGATTCGTTTAAGGATATGGCTAACTATGCAATCATTGGGCTTCTTGTCTTAAGAGGTAAGTGGGATAATGAGTGAAAGAAAAAGAACTCTTTGAATGGTTGAGGGAAACTTACTTACCCGACCTCATCCACTCACCTGAAGAGTACGATGGATTCGATTGCACTACTGACAGATATAAAATGTTTATCGAACTTAAGTCACGAAAGACACACTACCCTGACCTGTTGATTGAGAAGATGAAGTATGACTTCTTACTTGAAGAGGCACGGTTACTCGGCTTCACCCCTTGGTATATCAACTCAACACCTGATGGTGTGTGGGCTTTTCCTTTGCACTTGATGGTACCAACTGAGTGGAGCGAGAAGTGGTTGCCGTCTACTACTGAGTTTGCTAATAAGAATAACAAGATGAAACTGGTTGGCTTCCTCCATTTAGATAACGGGGTAAGAATAAAGTGACACTTGAATGGGCACGCATTGAACCTTGGCAGTACGTTGTTGATGCTGTTGCATCTGAGTACCACCGCAAGTTTAGTGATATAGATTTAGAAGACATCCGACAATCACTGTATCAGTGGTTCCTTGAGCATCCCAATAAGTTAGATACGTGGGAAGCAATCGGAGTTAAGGATGCAAAGAACTTAATCTATCGTAGCCTACGTAACCAAGCATTAGATTACTGTCAGCATTGGAAGGCTAAGTCTGGTGGCTATGAGACAAGCGACCTGTTCTATTACGAAGCAGATATGGTTGAAGCATTGCTCACTCCTGTCTTAAGAAGTGAATGGAATCAGTTAAACAAGGTGGACTTAGGTCGCCCTGGTCGTCCCTCTGCACCTAGTGAGGGTGGCAATATGATGGCGATGATGATTGAGATTGACTTTGCATACTGGAAACTAACTAAAGATGATAGGAAGTTATTGTTCCTGCGTCACGCTGAGGCAATGGACTTTCCTGACATAGCAAAAGAGATGGACTTAGGTAGTGAAGACACTGCTCGTATGCGTCACAAGCGTGGCATACGTAAGTTAATCAATAAGATTGGTGGCTTTAGACCTTATCGTGATGAAGATACATCAGAGATTACTCCGCCTCAGGAGTAGATTCTGCTGGGTCTACGTGCATAACTTCTGAATAAGAATCGAAGAACTCTTCTATCTCTTTACCACTAGCAAACTGTATGCCTTCGCCCTCTGTCTTAAAACATATAGAGCATCCGCCACCTTCACATATGTTGCACATCTCTAGCCTCCTGTTGAATAGAACCCGCTACCATTGAAGCGGATTGCTGGTGTGTTGTATATTCTACTTGATGTATGACCACAAACGCAAGTAACTTCTTCATCGCGTTCATCTACCTTACGACTTAAGACTGTATGTGCCATACATTTATTACATCGATACTCATACGTTGGCATAGAACTCCTGCCCTATGTACCAAAAGCCTAAGTCAATAGACCAATGGTACCTATCAAATGAAAACCCTAAGGCAAAGCCACTTGTTCTACCCCAACAAAACCAAATATTCCCAATCTTTTTCTCAGTCATTCATCTCTCCAATCCATAGGTGTAGGTGCAGTGCTGATTGCCTTGCACTCTTTGCATTCCTGTCTTAAGTCATACCAACTTACTTCTCTTGTCTCGTCATCCCACATCACGGTGATAACAAACATCTTGCAACCACAGATACAAGTCAGGATTGGCTTACCTCTTAGGTCTAACATCAATACCAATTTCTGTTAACACTGTGGTTCCAAGCACGGCACGGTGTATCGTAACGATGCTTGATATATTTGTATGCCTTGAGTATCTGTATGGCTGGGTCATTGCTAGTTTCTTTAAGCATCTGTCCTATGCCGTAAGCACTACTACCCTGTTGGTTCTTGGCTAGGTGGTCGAAGCGAGATTCTTTAGTGAACAACTTATAGATGCACTGCCTCTGTCTTAAGTCCCAATCATAACCTGCCTTGGCAAACTTCATTGCCATAACTTTGTTGGCTCTCTTCTGTTCCATTGTCGCCTTGGTTGGCGGTTTATGATTAGGATTAAATGTAACCCCAACATTAACTGATACATCATTGCCAACTGGGGCAAAGATGATTGCTACCACCAAGATAGTCACTGCTACTATGTGTCTTTTCATTGTGCAATCTTACCAATAGCACGCCTCACATCACGTCGATGACGCACCTCTGAGATAAGTTTTCTATTGCTTGGCTTCTTAGTGTTGAGCATATGCCTCTCGCTCATTAGTAATCCACCCCATATAGAACCACTGCCCCCTGTGTACTGCATATTCTCAGGCTCTAACCCTTGGGCTAGGCACTGTGCTTTGACTGGACATATGTTGCATATCTGTATAGCCTCTGCGCTATTCAATACCTGTAACTGTTGTTCATCGTGAAAGATTGAGTTGTCATAGTGCCAGATGTCAGGTGTTGGATGACCCGAACATAAGCCTTTCTCGTGCCAACTTCTATCCTTTAGTGTCATCCGATTACCCCCGTAAAATAAAGAATTGTTATTAACCCTAGTATGGGTATCCATAGTGCGCCAGCACCTCCGAAGAAAAAGATTGCGTAGATTGCAAGGCTATGTCCAAGCAGTTTCATACTGCCTTAAGACGTGAGACTGGTATCACATTGACTGGTTGACCTTGATGCTCATCACTCCATAATGTTATTGCTTTTGATTGGTGTTCATAGAGCCACTCATCCTGCGCTTGGTATGTCATAGTTCTCCATTGTGTGGGTAGTTCTGTGCCCTCTGGTAGCCAGACGTTGACCACCTTAACGCCCTTTGTTTCATACACGATTTGCATTTGCACTTGCTCGCTCCTGTTCTACCTGCTTATCTTCACACTTAAGACAGGTCTTCGAGTTGTATAGATTGTGGTCGAACGTATCATCACAACTGTTACATTTAATAAAGTCTGACTCATCGTAAAACCAAGGGTCATTTAACTGTGGCTCACTCATCTTCATCCTCTTCAATCATCAAGCCACAATCTTTGAGTGCTTGGATTGCTTCGTGTAATGTCTTAAGTGCTAAGGCTTGTGTCTCTTCTGTTGTCATTAGTCGCACTCCATTTTCGTAGGTGTCGCACAATCCTGACAAGACCAGTGAATCCCGTCGCTACTGCTTGAGTAATTTATTACTGCACTACATTTCCTGCATCTCATTCTCTATCTCCTGTCGTTGGTTGGTCGTTGATTATAATTCCGAATAACGATAGCAAAACTATCGGTAGTATTGCAAGTGCTAGGTAAATCATTTCTTTTCTTCTGTCTTAAGTAAGGACTCACACTGAATCATTACTCCGTGCCAGTAATCAAAGGTGTGGTCTGTGACACTGGCATTGCGGTACTTGCGTGTTTGTCTAGCGTATTTAATTAGTGCTTCCTTCTCGGTTGCGTTCATCCTTTAAGCACCGATACTACTGACTTAAGGTGGTCAAGTGCCTGTTGCTTGCGCTTGTAGTTAGTGCCCAGCATTTCGTTAGCCTTCTTCAAGGTACTACCTCGTGCCGTCATCTTCATTCCTGTCTTAAGTTCTAACTCAATCCAACTGATAAGGGATACAAGGATGTATAAGTCCACGCCTGACCCGCTTGCACTGGTCATCTCTCCGCTTTCGTTGAATGACATATGGTTTGCGCCATTGGTTAATGCTTCTAGTGTTTGTTCTGGTAGTGCCATTAGTTTTCTCCTGTCTTAAGTATTAAGTCTTTTAAGAATGCTCGTGCTTCTCTATATCCAAGTACATCTTCAATGTGTTGGTCGCCCTGTTCTGTACATCTACCGATTGAGTAGCGCACCTTTGGAATACCATCTGAGTACTCTCCATACATATAAAACTTTCCGTCTTTTGTTTCTCGTCTCATCTTATTCTCCTGTCGTTAGTTGGTAGTTGTAGTTAATCGGTTGTGCTATCTGATGTCAAGCATTTGCGGTGTGATGTTCATCACTTAGTTGGAAAGTAGCATTCTGTTAATGTCTTAAGACAGTAGTGGTCGCCCATCCACCAAAGATGACCTGATAACCAATACAGTCCAGCGATTGCTAGTAGCGTTGGGATTATGACCAGCACAATCCAACCTCGTCGTGTTAGTTTCATTTGTTGTTGGTGGAATGGTTGCAGTCTGTGATAGGTCGTAAGCAGTCTCCGCAGATTGTCTCGGTCTTAATACCAAAATCTTCTTCGGTTGCGATTCTCAAGATGCCACCGCTGTTAGTGTTGGCAGTGTTGCCTTGAGTGCGTTGGTAATCTTTTGCATTTCCTCGATACTGAATCCACCCAATCTGTCCCACGATACGCAGTGCCCGTCAATAATCTGACTTAAGACAGAATAGAACTCTGCCTTGATTGGTTCTTCTTGGTTGGCTTGATTGCGTTTAGCGATACGTACTAGGCGTTCTGCTCTGATGTCCTTGGTCTTTTGATTCTTGCGCTTTTGATGCATATCTTTAATGAGTGACCAGTATTCGCCTCGAATATCTTGCAAGCGGAAGTCTGTGCGCCAGCAGTTGATGAGCGTTGAATCTTCCTTCTTATGGGTAGGGCAATCGTGTCCGTAGGTTGGGCAGTTCGTCATATAGATTACGCTTGCGCTTCTGTATCCTGTCTTAGGTTGCCCGTCTGATTCAAAGATTACATAGTAACGATTACCTTCGTGCTGTTTGTGTGTCTTAAGTACTGATGAATGGAATGTGTACATCTGATTATTGCGGGAGGTTGCATAGTAAGCAACTCCTGCCTTGAGTTCTGCTTTCTTCACTTGATTCTCCTGTGCTTGTAGGTAACGGGATTGTTACCAGTGCCTCAATAGTGTCGTGAACACTCGTGCTCGTCAAGCATTTGAGGCTGTGATTTGCATCACTTATATTCTATGGAACCTTTTCCTTTCCCATTGAGGATTACTGTGTAGTTCCCCTCCCAAAATTTTTCCCAATTTTCCGCGTTCTCTTTTTGGATTTGCTTCAACTGTTCTTGGGTAAATAGTTCGCTCATTTATTTTCCTGTCTTAAGACGTGACTTGATTTTGAATCCGATAAATATAATTCCTACAATGATGAGAGTCCGCCAAGGTAGATAGACATCACCGAAGTATGACTGAATCCAAATGTCCCACTTGTTGAATCCGAATGTAAAGAACTCCTCTGTGTTAATCATTTATGACACCTTGCTTTCTGTCTTAAGTCCTAATTCTGTTAAGGCTGTGCTAACTTCTGCATTCTGTCCCATAGATTTAATGCGTTTGTATTCTGCGGGGCTGACTGTAATCTTGATACTCTCGCCGTCGTCATATCCTGCAATGGCTCCGTGTCCCTGATAGCCTTCTTCAATCCAACCTAATGGCTGTCCGCTTGCGGTAGTTCTTAGCCATCCTCTGCGAGGGTTGCCTGTTGTGGTGTTAGTTGTTCCGATATAGATTAACATCTTGTTTCTCCTGTCTTAAGTCACAAGAGGAACGATTCCCCTTGTGGTCTTGCTTGGTGTAATCATCCCATCGAATCGGGCAATTGCTCACCATTTTCAATGTGATGTCTATCACACCTAACCCTCAACCTTAGGTTTAGAGTTGTGCCCCCGTTGGATTGTGAACCCGTACCCGCTAGGCGGGGGCTGTTTATGTCTTAAGACTTAGCCTCTCACCTCGAATTCATTTCCGCATTCTTGGCACTTAGGGGCGCACATCTTGAGAGTCTTGGCACTTAGGCGAATCTTCTCACCACATCCACATTCTGCCACTAGGAGATTCTTATTTCTGCCCTTAGGTTTTTCTGTTCCTTGTCCGTTGTCTGCTGTTAGGCGTAGGGCTTCCTCGATTAGGTCGTGAGCCTTCTGCCATCTTGCGACGCATTCATCCGATACGGAGGTTACGGAGAATCCGATTCGCGGGGCTTGAGTAATGGTGAGACCTAATGACTCGGCGCGATTCTTGAAATTCTTGTTGTGGTACCCGTCCCCGCTTGTTCCCTTGATTCCCTCTTTATTGTCGATGCTGTGGGCTGTTTCGTGTAGTAATGTTCCAAGAATCTCGCGGGCTTCGCGCTTGGCGATGGTGATAAAAATCTCGTGGAATGTCTCTTCTCCACTAGCCCAAGGTGTCCAAGGTGTGAAATGCCCGTGAACTGTTGAACTACGACCCGTTACGATTGTGGCACGGGGGGCTCCTGTTTCCTTGGCGATAATCTCGTGAGCCATTTCCAACGCCTTGGTGATTGTCGATAGATTCTCAACCTTGGAACTTTTGGCGAATATGTCCGCTGCTGTTGTTGTCTTCTTCTTGGTCTTGGTTGCTGTTGTCATTTCTTGTTCTCCTGTTCCTTGCGCTTATGTCTTAAGCGATAAGAGAACTCTAAGGGATGAAACGGGATTCACCTACCATTTCCGATGTGATATGCATCACACCATTCCAACCCTTGAGAATGTAGATATGTCGACAATTGAGGAATGAATCCCCCCGTCGGATTTGGGAGGGGGAGATAGTGTCCTCTCTCAAATTCCATTAATAAAGAAACAATAGTGTTTCGTAATTCCATTATAAAGAAATGTTATAAATGAGATGCCCCCGTCGGGGCTTGTTACTAGTCGGTAACTTAGTCAGTGAATGATTGTCGACAAATAGACAAAAGGATGTCAGTGTTTAGTTATGACCCAGGGTGTA